AGGGCTTCTACAAATGAATTTGCAGTAATTGAACTTGCTACATCAAGTTGAATACCATCAAGAAGAGCATGCGCTGCAGATACCAAATCGTAATTGGTAATTAACTCAAGATCTTCTTTTTTGTACCCAGGGGAAGTAATGCTCATTTTTGTTCTGCTGTTTTGTTGTAATCAATTTCTAAATAACGGATTCCATCTAGGTCATTGATGACGTATCCAGCTTTTTCTGTAGGATCAATTTTTTGTGCTGCTTCCAGGATGCGCCTGAAAGTTTCCGCTAAATCTCCGCTATTTTGGTCTTCGCACTTTTCTTGTGCGGAATGAATTTCTTCTAGGGTCCAAAAAAACATTGAACGTTGTTTATCTTCTGGTTGAAACACCATGACGCCGGGACCCTCGGCTTCCCACATCTTGCAGTAGTGCTGCCCCATGTCACCAAGGATAAGTTTAAGTGTGGCTGAGAGCATCCTGGCGCTTGTCTTGTCCATCTCTGGACCGATCACGGAAGCAATAAGTTTTTCGCGTCGATTCATTTTTCGATCAATCCCTGACGTGTCAATGATTCCAACAGTTTAGGTAAAGGCTGATAAATAACGACCATCTTGCCAAGATTGCCGCGTTTTTTAATCAGCTTACCGCGTTCGTCTTTTAATTTATCGAACTCTCCAGAACGAATTAAGTATTCTGCCACGCAACGCAAACGTCTCTTAAGAGGCAGTTCAGCCAAAGGAAATTTACCGCAGATTGTATCGGGATTTAGGTCTTTAAAAGCTAAACGTAACCGATTTGCCAAGGTCATGCTGGAGTTTTCGTCCTCTTCTTCATAGTTTTTTATGTTTTCTAAATACCGTACCAAGCATCCGGTATCAAATGAACCAACCGGTGGCAGAAAGTCTTTTACCTGTTCGGCCAGGGAAAGAGGAAGGAGCTCCGAATAGTTTTCAAGAGTGACGGCATAAATATCAATGCCTTTAAATCGATGTCCCATTATTGGTTATTCCCGTTTGCGCTCTTATACATTATGCCTTTATAAAAATCAGAGCTTTCTGGTTTTTTGTTTTTTGCAAACGACTGGATCAGGTTGTTCCATGGAATACGGACCACTGCTTTCTTCCCTGGGTCAGGATTGATATTCACATAATGAATGCCTTCGGTCCAGCCCTTTTCAGCATTGTGCCTACCAAGATTAATCCAGTTGCGTAAAGTTTGATCAGAAACACCAAGACGCCTGGCGCACTCTTCAGTTGAGATATACTCATCTGCAAACGCCTGGGGATTTAACGTATCTGTTTCGCCGCCTTGGTAACGGCTGTGCCACATGGAAGCAAGAATATTGCGAATGCCTTTTAGTTCATGCGCAACATCTTCTAACCCCTTTCTAATTCCAAACGTTGCCATTGATGCGTTTCTTTTTCAGAAATGCTAATGTATAAACAAAGTTTTTGCTAGACGATGGAAAACGAAGTCCCCATGAGCCAGCCTCCACTTCCCCAGCCAGAACAGATGGTACAAAACCCCGTACCGCCTGCCTACCCAGACGTGGAAGCAATGAAGGCTCAGGCCCGTGAACTAGCTATCCAGCAGATCCTGGCGAGCAGAGGGGCTGCTTCTCCTCAGCCAGTACCGCAACCCCTGGAACCACGCGTCATCTATGTACGTCGCAACCTAACGGTGGCTGAATTGATTGTTGTATTTGCTATTGCATGTGGATTGGTAATTGGTGTTCCAAACGCCTGGAATTTTGCGTCTAGTCGACTGCCACAAATTGAAGTCAAAGTCAAGTAATAAACACAGCTCTCTTATAATTCAGAGTATAAGAATTGTGGTTCAATAGTGGCTAACAGGCGCATATCTGAGTTACCCGCCATTACTGCGGGAAATATTAATGATAGCGATCTGCTCACAATTGTTGATGTTGCAGAGGTTGATCCTGGTTTAAAAAATAAAAAACTTACGATCTCTACAACAAAAGAATACCTGAATGGCTATTATTTTCAACTAACGGGTGGCACTATTGGTGGTTCTGTTGTAATCACCAATGACCTAACGGTTTCAGGTATTTTTAATCCGTCGACTATCCAGGTAAGCGGTACTGGTACTTTTGCACAACTTGTTGTAACAGGTAATGCAGAAGTCCGTAACACTTTAAGTGGCAATACAATTACGGGTTTACAGATTAACGGTTTAAACGTTAATGCAACAACAGGTAATATCACAACTCTTACAGTTGGTTCGGAAACGGTAGGTACTGGTAACTTTACCCGCATTAGCGGCATCACGATTACTGGTACAACCGGACAATTTCAGACGTTAACCGGACAAACTGTAAACAGCGCAACCGGTATTTTCTCAAGCCTTAGCGGTACCAACATCACCGGGGTCAATGGCGTATTCACGACCCAGGTGTCTGGTGCTGTTGTTACAGGAAGTGCTGGACGTTTTAGTAATGTCACTGGCATCAGCGGTGTTTTTACAACTCGTTTGTCTGGTGCAACGATTACAGGTGATATAGTTCTTGGCGCTAATATCACAGGTGTAAGCGGCGTATTTACTACAAGGCTTTCTGGTTTAACGATTACTGGGGCGACTGGTTTATTTACTACGTTAACCGGAGTTTCCGGTGTCTTTACTTCCCAGGTCTCTGGCACAACTATTACCGGTGCGACGGGAGCTTTCACAAACCTTACTGGTTCATTTGGTACTTTTACAACTCAACTTTCAGGAACCTCAATCACGGGTACATCTGTTAATGCCACAGTAATCACTGGTGTTTCAGGTGTCTTTACAAACGCTGTATCTGGGGCAGTTGTCACAGGTGAGGTCGGTAGGTTTACGTCTGTTACCGGAACAACAGGTGTCTTTACTTCTCGTATTTCTGGTTTAACAATTACTGGCGTAACTGGTTTATTCCAGCGAATTGAAGCACTAACCGGTGTTTTTGTTGATACTATTTCAATTCCGACGATTAGTACGACGGGCAATATTGTTGCCGGTGGGAATTTAGTCATTAGTGGTAGCGGAGTCATTTCTTCTGGGTTTACGGTTAGCGGAACATTATCTGGTAGCACGGTCACAGGTGCAACCGGTGGATTTGGCATTCTTATTGGCAATGAGATTTACGGTCTAACCAGTATTTCTGGCGCAACCATTACGGGTGCATCTGGCTCCTTTACTCGTGTCACTGCTGTTAGTGGTGTTTTTACCACTAACCTGAGCGGTGCAACAGTTACAGGCAATACCGTTAATGCAACAACTGGTAATTTTGTTACTGGTATTTTTAGTGTTGTATCGGGAACTGTTGTTACAGGCGACGCTGGACGTTTTACGGTAGTTACCGGAACAACAGGTGTCTTTACTTCTCAACTTTCTGGTGCTGTTGTAACTGGCGTCACTGGTGCTTTTTCTAATGTCAATGCAGTAAGCGGCACCTTTACAGATCGCGTTTCTGGTGCTGTTATTACAGGAGACGCAGGGCGTTTTAGTAACATTACTGGTATTTCTGGCGTCTTTACAACCAGTGTATCTGGAGCTACTTTCACCGGTGCTGCAGGTAGTTTTGGTACTGTTACGGGCGTTTCTGGTGTTTTTACGTCCCAACTCTCTGGTGCAACCATTACTGGCAATGCCGGTCTCTTTACTAGAATTACAGGTGTCAGTGGCTTATTTACTACGCAGCTTTCCGGACAAAATGTTGTTGGTGAAAACGCAACTTTTAACTACATTACTGGTAGTACTAGGGTTGAAGGTGGAACTGTTTCTGGGGCTATAGTAACTGGCAATACTGGTTTATTTGGAAATGTAACTGCTGCTACTGGTAACTTTACGTCACGTGTTTCTGGTACATACATTACTGGAAACACCATTGAAGCGGTTACTGTTACTGCAACAACTGGTAATTTTACAATTGCTAATTTTACTCAAACTACAACTGGAAACATCAGTGTAAGCGGTAGCGGCACCTTTGGTTCCGGTGTTTTAAGTGACGGTCCAATTGCTACTAAAATATTGTTTGAAAACAATCAAATTATTACAACAAGCTATACTATAACAACAGGAAGAAACGCAATGGCAGTAGGAGATATTACTCTTAATTCAGGAGTAGTGATTACAATTCCAAGTGGAAGTAGGTGGCTTATAGTTTAAATAGATTACATTAAAATAAAACATAAGGAAACACTGGTAAAACAATGAATTACGGAACACTTGCTGTTGATTACATTACTTATACATCTAACGGCAGTGGATCTACTGCGTATTTAAGTGGGTTTTTTACTGGAAGATTCCCTAGCGTTTCTACTACTGGTACGGTTTCTGGTACCACGGTAACTGGAAGCACAGGAAACTTTTTAACGCTTAATGCGGTCACAGGCATTTTTACCAGTTCTCAATTAACAGATCCAGCAATTATCGGTACAATTTCAGAAGATATCTATACTATTACTGACGGCGCTGCTTTTGAAGTGGATCCTGGAAATGGCAGTGTCCAATTAATAACCCTTGGGTCTAGTCGAACACCAAAAGCCACTAATTTTGCGGCAGGAGAAGCGGTTACATTAATGGTCAATGACGGCTCTGCTTATACGTTGACTTGGACTGATTCAACTTGGGGAAGTGGTGGGGTTGTATGGACCGGCGGTTCTGCACCAACTCTTTCAACAAGTGGATATACAGTTTTGCAATTTTGGAAAGTAAGTGGTCAAGTTTATGGGGCAAATGTAGGAGCAGTAGCATGAGAATTCCTTTGGGGTTACGGGCGGCCGCAGGCAGTTCTTCAGGTGGTCCATGGAATATCGCATCTGCAGTTTATAACGGTTCTCCAATAAATTCTTACTATGTAGGAACACGAGACTCTAATTGTCAGGATGTTTTTTTTAAACCTGATGGCACAAAGATGTATATTCTTGGTAATGGAAACGATAATGTATATGAATACAATTTATCAACAGCATGGGATATCTCAACAGCTAGCTACTTACAGAGTTTTTCTGTAGCAGCACAAGATAACACCCCTGCTGGTATTTCGTTTAAAGATGATGGTACCAAGATGTATATTGTCGGTAGCACCAATGACACCGTATATGAATACAATTTATCAACGGCTTGGAATATCTCAACCGCTAGCTACTTGCAAAGTTTTTCTGTAGCAGCACAAGATACCAATCCTGGCGGTCTTTTTTTTAAAACCGATGGCACCAAAATGTATATTGTTGGCGTCGTCAACAGAATCGTATATGAATACAATTTATCAACAGCTTGGAATATCTCAACCGCTAGCTACTTGCAAAGTTTTTCTGTAGCAGCACAAGCTGGCCCTCAGGGTATTTCGTTTAAAGATGATGGCACCAAGATGTATATTGTTGGTGCTGGAAGCGACAATGTATATGAATACAATTTATCAACGGCTTGGAATATCTCAACCGCTAGCTACTTACAGAGTTTTTCTGTCACATCGTATGAAACCACACCTAATGGAGTATTTTTTAAAGGTGATGGCACAAAGATGTATATAATTGGCAGCAGTGCAAACGCTGTGTATCAATACGATTTATCAACAGCCTGGAACTTAGCTACTGCATCTTTTACAAATCCGACAACAAATTATTTTTTTATTGGAACACAAGACACAATACCCAGTGATGTTTTTTTTAAACCAGATGGCACCAAAATGTATGTTGCTGGTAGTACAAACGACAATGTATATGAATACAATTTATCAACGGCTTGGAATATCTCAACAGCTAGCTACTTACAAAGTTTTTCTGTAGTTGCACAGGAAAGTACAATTAACGGACTTTCTTTTAAGACAGACGGTACCAAGATGTATATTGTTGGTAGCATCAATGACACCGTATATGAATACAATTTATCAACAGCATGGAACGTTACAACAGCCAGCTACTTACAGAGTTTTTCTGTAGCAGCACAAGACACACTTCCTGGCGGTCTTTTTTTTAAAACCGATGGCACCAAGATGTATATTGTCGGTAGCATTAATGACACCGTATATGAATACAATTTATCAACGGCATGGGATATCTCAACAGCTAGCTACTTACAAAGTTTCTCTGTAACCGCACAAGATAACACTCCTACTGGTATTTCGTTTAAAGATGATGGCACCAAGATGTATATTGTTGGTTTTACCACTGACACCGTATATGAATACAATTTATCAACGGCTTGGAACGTTACAACAGCTAGTTACTTGCAAAGTTTTTCTGTAGCAGCACAAGATACCGGTCCTATTGGCATCTCGTTTAAAGATGATGGTACTAAAATGTATATGATTGGCACCGTAAGAGATTCTGTATGGTCTTATGACCTCTAACTGTTAAGTTAATCGCCATGTTTGTTAAATTAATTGACGGTAAACCGAGCAAATTTCCTTATACACTAGGAGAACTGCGCCGCGATAACCCCGGCACTTCTTTCCCTGATGAGCTCAGTGTTTCTACACTGGCTTCTTATGATGTACACCCAGTTATTCAAACAGAAGCTCCGTCGATAGATAGCAAAACACATCGAACTACTCAATGGGTTGAGTTTATTAACTCTGCATGGACTCAATCATGGCAGATTCAACGTCTTTCGGAAGAAGCTGCTTCTACTAACATTCGTGCTGAACGAAATCGTCGACTTGCTGATTGTGATTGGACCCATTTATCTGACGCACCAGTAGATTCGACTCCATGGTCAATATATCGTCAAGAACTTCGTGACATTACCAAACAAGTAGGTTTCCCCTGGAACGTGGTTTGGCCTGAAAAACCAAATACATAAACTATGTATATAAATTAAAATTGCTTTAGAGTTAATTAACTAACTCTAAAAACAAGATGATAAAACTACGTGATGCAGCTAAACATTACAAACAGTTAGAGCATCAAGATGACGGTTGGGATTGGTTGCAAAGACAACTAACGCCAGCTCAATTAGATGAATTTGCTGTGCGTTATCGCAACAGCGAAAAAAAACATGAGCCTGCACAAGAATCCTTTTCTAATACGTGGGAGGGTGTTCTTGCTGCAGGTAAAAAGGCAGGGGCTAAATTTCCTGAATGCGTTGCTGCACAATGGGCTCTTGAATCTGGTTGGGGTCAACACACATCAGGCAAAAATAATTTTTTTGGATTGAAAGGATCTGGCTCTAACGTCAATACACAAGAATTTATTAACGGTAAATGGATCACAATTAAAGCTGGCTTTATTGATTTCCCTGATCTTTACACCTGCGTTACGTACCTAGTTGAGCGTTGGTACAAAGACTTCGGAAAATTTAAAGGTGTTAATCGCGCTGCCAGTAGGAATGAGTGTGCACGTCTGTTGGTTGCAGAAGGATATGCTACAGACCCCGATTACAGTACAAAATTAATTCAGATTATGGATCGACAGCTCCAAAACATTGGAGAAAAACCTGATTCAAATCCACATAATAATAGCTTTGCTCCTTGGAGCCCGTTCACTTACAAAGTGACACCTAACATTACCTATGGTGAGCTAACACTTAACCAAGAAGCACGGCGTTTTATCAAGCAATATCAGTGTGATACAGCAAAAGAAATCTGTTTATTCCTGGAACGTGCCAGAAAACAATTTGGCAATAAACCAATTATTATTACCAGTGCTTCGCGTCCAGAACCTATCAATACTCAGGTTGGAGGTGCTAAAAATAGCGAGCATACATACAGTGCGCCATCAAGAGGAGCCATTGACTTTTATATCCAAGGGGTCAATATTTATACAGTGCAGGAATGGTGTGACAAAAACTGGCCCTATAGCTTAGGCTATGGTGCGCCCAAGGGGTTTGTTCATGTCGGTATCAGGGAAGGAAAACCAAAAGTACGCTGGGACTACTAAGGTGAAGAAATATAAAGAACCACAGATACGCGTGAATATCTGCTGGGAAGTTCACAATGAAAAAAAGTGCGTAACACTTCCAAAAGCGGAAGCGTACGCAACAAGAGAATGGGTTGAAAAAGAAGGTGGTGTTTGTTTTTGGTTTCAGGCGTTGCCTAATTAATCAGCGTTGTTTTGCGCGACCAATCACAAGGCCACCAATCTCAATTAAACGATACAATTTACGTACAGCGGCATCGTCTTTAGGAGTAGGAGTTAAAGCACAAATTGCAGAAGCTGCGGCATGAATTGCAAGAGCAACTTCAATGTATTGATTCAGATGGGACATAAGTCTCTAGTAGCTTCTTGTATTCTACCGCTGGATCTTTAAAGTAATAAAAAGAATCAGAACCTTCCATGTATTGCCAATCAATTGCGCCTTTACGTTGAAACCATTTCATATAAACTCGACGTTGTTTATCTTTTTCAACTGCATCAAACCAAAACCAAAGCCCGTCATACCAAGGAATGTGGTCTTGGATATCTTTTAACCTGCTAAAAGCCCAGGTCAATGGTTTAGTTCCTGAGCTGCCAGACATTGAATGTTTTAGTTTACGCGCACGTTTTGTAGGACGGCTGTGAAACCAATCACTTAGCTGACGCCTTGATTTGCTAACACCTAATACAACAAGCCAAACGCATGTTTTATCAACGTAAACCCATGGCCTGGCCGTAAGTGCAACCCATTGATTTTGTTCTGTTTTAAGGATAAAACGTTTTATGCGCCGCTTAGCTCTATAAGTCATAGATTTTACAGGCGTTTGCACTTGGATTATTTTTGCAATATAGCGCAAATGCTTGATTTGGTTTTTGTGTTTTTATTTTATTTTTAAAAACTGTCTTTAATAAAGCTATAAGGTTCATGGTTGTGTTGCCAGAGGTACAAGTACAGCGGGAAAAGGTTGATCCTGTGGATGTTCGCGCCTCCAGGCTTCATCCCATTCAGATAAAGAATGAGAGTGGAGATCATTGGAAGCAAAATTTTCTGTTACATCAGCAACAACATAACTCTCATCGGTATCTTCATACAATAAGTACCCATAATCTTCTAAAAGAAGCTCAAATTCTGTTGTAGGGAATTCAATAACAACAGCTACTTCATAGGCCAAGGGTTCATTGCGTGTAGTTGAAACACACAAAAGATAAGAACCAGTCTCTAAAGGAAAATAAAGATTGTTCCCCTTATCAAAACGATCTGGATCAAAATTATTATATAAATCAGAGCCCGCACCCATTACGTGACCAGTATATGGATGGCGACGTTCACCGTTGACATCTGTAACAATGCTGTCTTGATCAAAAATTGCTCTTGCTTGAATCGGTACCAGGTTCAAATCGTAAGTAGAAACTTGTATATATTTTGGCCTGGGACCACCTTTAGCAACAATGATCCAAGCAGGGGAAGTGATATTAAATTGAAACCAGTGGTTATAGGTGCCACCGCCAAAACCACCGTTAGATGTTGAACGCGTATCCGCTCTACCTACAACTTGATTCTTGGGACCAAGTGAACCCTTTAGATTACGAATCGACAGTTGAGAAAACGTACCAACAATAAGAGGATCATCCTGTGTTCTTTGTCGTTGAGATTGAGATACGCGCATTATCTTGGCTTTTATTTAATATTTTACTCTGTCGTTTCTTTATGCTCTAAAGGATGTGAGATAGTGTGTTTAAAACCACGTTCGGTAATGATTGTATTGTCTTTATTTGCTCCATATACCATTAGTTTTTCTGCTACAAACCTGGTTTCAAACGGTGAAATGGTACTGGGTGGGAACAACCGATTCCAGCTTGAGATTAAATGCAATGGATTGCAACACAAGGGATTGCCGCAAAGCCTGGTGACAACCATGGAACCAATGTCACCCCAGGCGCATTGGTAGATTGCCTTGTGGGGCGTCACATTCTCAGCTTTTTGGTGGCTATAAGACGAACGGTAGGACGGAAAGCAGACACGTTTGGGACTGTACCGCGTGCCATTTCTCAAGGGCCAACAATCATCCGTATCTTTAATCTCAATTTTGGACCAAAGCTTCTCATATTTGATTTTGTATTCCAAATTTAAGTAATTGACATCAAATCCACAGACGTTAGAGAGGATTTTTTTAACGCAGAAATAACACCAGTGCGTTTTTGAATCGCGGATGTAGTGGTTGTGTGGACAGACAAAACCTCTGTAATAGCCATGCGTTTCAAGAACTGCGTCACTTAGGGTCTCGATGTTGGGGACGTACCGAAATCCGGTGTCCTCTAGGGATTGCTTGATGTTGCGGTAGAAATTTGCCATCTCAGGAAAAACGGTTGCTGACAGGGACGGCAATCAGCTCCAGGCGATTGTCTTTTGTTTTGTTGTCGTCTGCATGAATGATGTCGTATCCCTCAATTGGTTTTTTGTGTCGCATGAGATACACAATGCGATGCGCCAGGTACCGCTGGTTGTCAACGCTCACCAGATAGAAGGAGTTACTGCGGTTTAGACGGCCTGCTTGGTCCCCCTCCTGGCGCCTACCACGAGCCGTCCGGTGCTCCAGGCCACTTGGGTACTGGTCCGATAACGCAAGGAGTTCTTCCAACCTCCAGAGGGGAGGTAGAGGGGTGTGACGGGAGCCCATGGAAAAGTGCGAATGAAGGTCAGCGTAGCAGAGAAACAGAGAATGTGGCAGAAAAACAGAGAATGACCATGTTTTTTCTTATATCTCTAGCAGATGACGCCGTTGTCACACAGTGTACGTGCTTTATTTCTCTTTGCTTTCCTCGCTCAACTTTTCAACATTACACCCTTTTACCAAAGTGTCATTTCCTAGCTCTAGGGTATGCGCGGCCCTTATTCTCTGTTTTTCTGCATCTCATTCTCACAATCTCTGCACATGCCCTTGCCACTTGGTATCACTACAAACAAAAACCCCCGCCGAAGCAGGGGTCTAATCTTCTAATCGTCCACTAATCAGGACTTTTTCTTCTTTCCTTTTGCTTTAGGTTTCACGATGCGCGGCACCTCCTCTTCTCGTTTGGCCAGCACCTCCTGGAAGGTGTCATCAAACTGACCAGCCACCGTCTCCCAATCGAAGCAGGTATCAGTCACACGGTCATAACAAGCTTGGGCCACCTGATCGAGCTTCTCACGGTTGTCGTACAGGTCGCCAAGGATGGCGGCAAGGTGGTTGTCGTCAGGGCATGGCATGATGCGACCAAAGTTGGTGTCAACATCGGCGTGGAGGGAGCGGATTAGCTCGCCAGTGCCTTCAAAGATTTCCTTGCAGGAGGTGTGATCGGGCACCACCTGGGCCACACGGCAAGCTGCATGCTCGAAGTTGACGAGACCCCAGCCTTCTCCTTTACAGGTATTGACGCCTACATCAGCGACGTTGTAGATGGTGTTAAGCATCTCAACCGGTACCGATGGTGGGTGGGGATGAGGGGTGGTCATGATGATGCGGTTGTTGGGATCAAGTCCTTGCCGCGCCATTTCTCGTGCAAATAACGGCATGATGTCCCAGCCTTGGTCCTTCATTCCCATGTGGAGATACAACCTGGCGTTGGGACGGCCGACCGCAAACTTGGCAAAAGCACTGATGGTGATATCAATACGTTTACGGAACTGGTTGCGGTTGCCATTGAAGACGATGAAGTCTTCTGGGTTGAGTCCTAGTTCTTGACGTGCTTTGTTTTTATCAATGGGATAAAACTGGTTTGGTGTCATGCCATGAGGAATGACGGTGATAGGCACATTGGCACCAGCTTTAATTGTTTCATGTGCACCAAATTCTGTGTAACAGATTGCTGCATCCCATTCATTAAGTGTGTCGAGTAGTGCGCCATACCACTCATATGAATCCATGGGGTAGTAACCCACGAATTTAAACTTCAATTGATCACGAAGATCAGCAATGCGTCGCCATTGCTCATTAATGATCCAGCTGTCATTAATTGTAAAGATTACATCGGGATGAATACGTTCAACGATTTCACGAATCCGATCTTCACCAAATGGTGCCTGCTGGAACCTATTGGAGGCTGGATACATGAAGTATTCCTCCTGGAGCGGGGTGTAATCACCATGCCAATTGCAACCCAAGACGTGGATTTCATATTTATCTTTCAGTTTGCTCAGTACATTTTCAGTTACACGAGCAAAACCAGTGGTGGCTACAATATCGCCAATCCACAAAAGCTTAGGTTTGTTGTCAGTCATCTCAATTAATTGACTGACAATACTATACAGATTTTGTTGGAGTTATTGAACGTACTAATTCTTTTTCTTCTGTTGTTTGCGCTTTGAGTTTATATCTTAAAAACTCTGCGGCCTTGTGCGAATTAGTTGTGTCACCACAAGTATAGAGATCAACGGCTGCATAACCAATCTCAGGCCAGGTGTGGATTGAGCAGTGAGATTCAGCAAGTAATGCCAAGAGAGTCACACCTTGCGGATCAAATTTCTCGCCAATAATCCGCAAGATGCGTGCATTAGACATTTGCAATGCCACCTGCATTAGCTCTTGAAGAGCGTTGTAATCATCTAGCAACTGTTTATCACAGTCGTAGAGATCAAGAATGAGGTGGCGACCGTTGCTCAATTGATCAATTCGGGTTCTTCTATTCTTGCATCAGTTTTCTTAAATAGTGTGTCCCCATAAAATTCTGTCCATTTTTCTTTATCCATACCTACTTCCACGATGGAGGGGTAATCATGGTATTTGGTTTTATTTGAATCACGAACAGCAATGTTATTGATGCGAATGCCGCGTGCTTGTTTCATTTTGTAGACATTAAGTCCAAGCTGGTGCACGCACACATCCATAACAAGGGATTCAAATCGGCTACGGCCAAGGATATTACTATTGCTGCCACGAGAAAATTCACAGTAACTGGCGTACAACCACTCATCCCAATGGGAATAAATGTAGGTGGTGCCTGCACTGGTCTTGGCCAGACCAATTGCACTAGAGATACCTGGATCAAAAACCACACAATGACTCATCCAATCCATGATCTGGTTGGACTTAAGGATTTGCTCCTGGTGATGACGTGCAAAGAACTCAACTTTCTTGTTGGTTTCCATAAGATATTCCCGCATCTCAGGTTCTGTCATATCCAAGACCCAATTCACAAGACCTGGGAGCATGGAAGCAAATTCACCAAAGGGTTTGCCTTTGTCATCCATATCAATGAGCGTTTTTTGCTCAGCGGATGAACCAGTAAATGGGCGATCGAAAGGAATTGTTAAGCGACGACGTGCCAAACCAGAGGTTGGATCTGTGGTTTGGATGGGTTCGTTGGCGGTGATCATGACCAGTCCATTGAACTTAAATGGTTTTTGGCTACCAGCTTGGAACTTGCGTTCATTACGAATCAAATCACGACCGGTGATTGCTTTCAGTACTGAGACCGATCCGCCATAACGCTCCACATCATTAAAAAGCAAGAGCTTTTTCTTATAAAGATTGGCAGTTTCAAAACGATTTTTTTCCAGATGCTCCAGAGAAGAGATCATGGCGTTGTCATCGCCCACCAGTGCGTGCGCCAGGTTTGAATAGGTGGACTTACCCGATTTACCTGGGCCGACAATCTCAACAAACTTCTGAACTTCCGAGTGCCCCAGCAGTACAGCACGCAACCAAGCCCGCAGCACCTGAGTCCGACCCCAGTGTTGATCTTGCGTGGACTTTAACCACTTAATGATTGGTTCACATCCCGCCGCTGGGTTGTAGTCATACGGAAGTTGTTGTGTGATGTAAAGCTCTTTACGGAAACCAGTCAGCTCCCGAGTATTGACATGAAGCACACCATTGGTGAACAGTAGGAGATCATTGCCCTCGTACCAGTCATCGAAGATGGTACTGATCTTTAGTTGCTCTAGTACATCATTGATCATTTTCATGCTGTAGCCATTGGGCAACAGATTTTCTTTCACTTTTTCAAGCTTGTCTTTTAGATCGCCTTTGATTTCGTTATCTGAAAGGGGAGACCACAGGCCTTTGTTTTTATACTCGTAGATAAAAAAGGTGTTTTGGGCCTGGCTGAAGTGCAGATTATCTTTATAAAGCTGCAGCATTACATCTGCAATTTTGTCGTAAGAGGGATTACCGTTTCCTTCTTGTTTCTTTTTCTTACTGTTCTGTACTTTTACTTCAGTTGCCTGCCACTCAACCCTTGTAGGTGTCGGTGTTTCTTCAGGTTTAATTCCTAATTCGTTTTCTAATTCTTCTAACAGTTTGGACACGTGATCAAGGGTTTCGTCAGGGACATTTAGAGCTTTGTATTCTTGTTGCTCAAGAGGTGGTTTCCAACCGTGCTCTTGTGCAATATGGAGGAGGGTACCAAGACCACGGCCGCCACCTTTACTAAAAGAAAGCCAACGTTTGTGGCACTCACCATCTTTGTATTTATCTGATTGCCGAGACCATTGATCCCATTGTTCAAGAAGTGAATCATCCAACTGGTGCAGCACCTGACCAACGGTGATCCAAGTGTCGTAGTCATCAGCGGCATCAGGACCCATGCCCCACATACCATCGACCGCGAGCTTCATGTCACGCTCAAGATCGATGACGGTATTAATGGCAAATCCTGGTCCGACACGACGACTAACTTCTTTAGCTGGCGAACCTTGCTTGACGTTTTTATTGATGATGAGGGTGAGGAGCCAGTCTGGGAATTCCGGGATGTCAGGAATCCACTCGAATCCCATACCATCTGCGGTGTAGTAACCAGCGGTTTCAGGGTGAAGACCCATTAACACACCCTGGTGTTTACACCAAAGGATTTCAAGTTTTTCTAAGTTACCTTCTGCCTGCCAGACGTACTTATTGCGGACAAAATGCTTTTGTTTTTCTCGTGCAATTTTGTATAGTTTGCGTTCACGTCCTTGTTTTCCGCTACAGATCGTTAGCGTTGGAGGAAGTGCGACATTAAATTCGGCGGTGTCCGCAAGTTCTGCGACCAGGTCATAGACCGTTGGCCCGTCGATATCCACCCAAACAAAACCGAAGGGATGATTAAAAACAGGCCCAGACAGAAGTCCAACAGCCTTGCATTTACCTGTGATGATTTCTTCTTCAATGTCAGTGACGGTAAAGGGTTTGTTTTGCCAGCCAGCTGTGTAAGGATCTTTGTTACTGCCTAGGGGCGTAAGCGGCCAATCGATAGGGATGTAATCGAGCCGAATTTCGCCTGGCTTGATTGCTTGCTGGTTTTTACTGGTCATGAATCCCTTCCTGTTTTACTGTTACTTTAAAGTCTCGCTGGGGAAAGAAGTCCTCCTTTAGGATTAGAAAAGCATGAAGATGCATGTTGGTGGGCAGGCAAAAACAATCCCCATCAGCCGCACTTGACATGAGGCTTTGGAGAGTCTGCATCCACTCACCCACAGAAACGTGGATGTCCATGGAGGGTGACTTGAGTGTCTCTTTATCCTACGGCGACCAATCCAGGACAACCCACAAGATTTTATTAAATCACTGAGACTTATTAGACTCATCCTGTTTATATTTATTCCTCTTATCTATCGAATTAAATTGATTCATTACTCTGTTATAAATATCAATTGCATCTTCTTTTGTTACAACAGCTTGCTCACAGGCAATGGTCCATGCAAGGCGCTTGCGACATTCCATTGGGTCTTGGGGGTTGTAGCTCACTAGCCTACCAAAACACCTAGATCAGATCTGGATCATACACATTGCAGTTTTCGATCTGCGTGTAATATTCCTCAACAATCTTAAGCCAGTCTTCTCGAAGAGAATCAAGGAATCGCCTGGAGATTTTGAAGATTTGTGTACGAACAGGCGTAGACACCAAAATGGCTGCTTGTTGTACAGTCATACCAAGCGTCTGTTCAATTGCAATGTCGTAGGCAGCCAACTGCTTGCAAGTTTTTTTAAATTTAAGGTGACCACCAAGCAGATCCCTCCATTCCTGGGAGCCTTTTTCCAAATCTTTTGGCCACTTTCTACTGTATGGTTTGACACTTGTTTTTAAGTCTGCAAGCGTCAGTTTGTTATTGGCAACAGCAATAATATCAGGAGCACCAGCCCAAGCACGACCTTCGGAATCACAACCCCAGACGCGAGCCACGTCATCAGCGCCAATAGTAAAATTAAATTTATCCAACACAGGGGATTCGGCCCAAAGCACTTCCTCGAATTGATCCAGAATTGGCGGCATGCCCGCCCAAAAATCTGCATAATCCTCTGGTATGTCTGGATTCTTGTTGCCTTTGAGGTAGCACTCCATGCCGTAGTGGATGGCGGTACCCCTTTCAGCAGCAGATTCTTTAACACCGGGATTTGCTTTAGACCACATTTCAAGCTTCCGTTTGTTTGCTTCGGAAGCTGTCTCACTAATGATAGTAGTTACGGACGGTGCAGGTCCAGTGGGTAACGGAGTTGTATAGTGACGTTTTCCGTTAAGCGTAATTCTGGCTGCGGTCCGGTTAATTGACCGCATAACTTCTGGTTGCTCATCCTTGGCTTTGATCCAAGGATCTGATGTATTCAGTTTAGCAACCATTGCAGGTTTTGTATATTGGTGTTAGTTTATCACGTGTGTCAACAGAGTGTGATGGACGATTTCAAATACGCAATCATCTCGATTCTTGGAGCTATGCTGGCAGTAGCATCCCTGGATCTATACCTGTTCATTCACACTTCCAGATGAATAAATTTGTACTAACCATTCAAGGTTATATCAGTTGTTTTGGTTGGATTTTTACCGAAACCTACAAAGCAATCTTGGAACAATGCCCTGACCTTAAGCTATGGGACATACCAACCCATCCAGATGACTTTCTATGTTATGCAGAGCGTGTGAATGGACGCTTGGCTATGCTTGCATTAACTGGCATCCTGGGCTGGAAATACATTAATTTAATTTATGCTGCTCATCATGTCCAGTAATCTTACTAGGTTTTACTACGACGTTGATGAAGACTGTCGCACTGGTTGTTTTAATGGCAAAATCTTTGACGATGTTGAAACCATAGAAGCTGATGTATTTGAAGAGAAGCTAAAGTTGCAGGACATTGACTATTTGCGTGTTGACTTGTGATGTCTAAACCTATTGAGATGATTGGCACCATGGTGCTCAAGGGTGCTGATGACTTAATAAATCAATTTGATTGTATTGATTACCCTGTTAAACGATACTTTATTCTCGACAATTCACAGGGAGACCCTGATGTTTTAAATGCAATCATTGGCATTAAAAATACACCTTCTAAATATGTAAATGAAATTAAAGTTGTTCACAACGTTACTAACGTAGGTTTTTCGGGATCTATCAATCAAATTATTAAGCAAAACACAGACTGCCCCTACTGGTGCATCTTGTCAGTTGACTGGCACCCTAAGCCAGGACAGTTAAAGAAACTTGGTAAACGCCTGAAAGATCCGTTTGTTGGTATCTTATGTGACGAAAGCCAAAACGGTTATTCGTCGATGGTATTTACGCCAGAACTTCTTTATGAAGTCGGCTACCTGGATGAAAATTTCTTCCCTGCTTATTACGAAGACAACGACCATCGTTATCGCATGAAGTTGGCGGGGCTTGAATGGGAGTATTTACCTCTTCAATACACGCATCGCGTTAGTTCAACTCTCAAAAGTAGCGAAGAGTTTCAAAAGAAAAATCAAATGACGTTTGCTGAAAACTGTAGATATTACATTGAGAAATGGGGCGGCACCCCAACTCAAGAGAAGTACGAGACGCCCTTTAATATGGACCTGCCTATCGACTATTGGCTCTATGATCCTGTACGTAGCGAACGGCAACAATGGACTTAAGTCTGTACGGAAGCACGGGCATTATTGGCTCATACTTCCAAGAATTATTTCCATCGCTTTCGGTACCAAGAGATCTCCTTACACCTGGTAGCAAACGCGTCTTGTACTTGATTAGTACAACAGACAATGAAACATTTAAAGAAGATCCCCTGATTGATGTTAATACCAATCTGGTGGAGTTAATGCGGCGGCTTGATGCTTGCCGCAAAGCGGGAGTCAAAGAATTTAATTTTGTAAGCAGCTGGTTTGTATATGGTCCGACTCATCGTCGGCCCCATGAGTTTGTTGATTGCAAGCCGCATGGTTTTTATTCCATTACCAAGTACACAGCAGAGCAACTTGTTAAGGAATACTGTACAGAATTTAAGATTGACTATCGAATTTTACGGCTAGGCAATGTGTATGGAGGCCCAGACTCTGGAACATCTAAACGTAATGCTCTTCACTTTTTGATTAACCGACTTAAAAAGAAAGAGTCCATCAGAGTAATGAATTATGTGACACGTGACTTCATTCACATATTAGACACGTGTAGAGCAATTGCTCTCGTTTGCAGCCTTGGCGAATTGAATACGATCTACAACATTGGCACGGGTAAAGCGACTGAACTGCTAAAAGCCGTCGAGTATGCAAATGAATTGCTGGGTAATCCAGCAGATATCTATCGATTTGATCCTCCACATGTTTATAATCAAGCCATACGTTTCAGCCTTGATTGTGGATCATTGAACAATCTTGGTTTTGAACCTATATTTGATATCTATCAAGGGTTAGAAGATCTATGCCTGCATCGAAAGTTCTGTACTCCGGACCGTACTTTGATGGCGAAGAAATTAAAGCAGCAATCCAAACCCTAGAAGAAGGTAAGTGGTTTCCTGCTGGTAGGCAGGTTGATAAATTTGAACGTGCGTTTTCCAAACGATTTGGTTTTGAGTCGTCACTGATGGTGAATAGCGGCAGTTCCGCCAACCTGGTGATGATTGCTGCATTGAAAAAATATTTTGAATGGCCGGATGGCGCAGAGATTATTGTTAGTGTTGTTGGTTTTCCAACTACGGTCAACCCAATTATCCAGAATGGTTTGACTCCAAAATTTGTGGACATTACCTGGGATGATTTAAATTGGGACCTCTCGCAGGTCAAAGATGCCATCACGGATAAAACAGTTGCAGTTTTTAGCAGCCCTGTGTTGGGTAATTGTTACGATCTGGACCGTTTACTCGATATCTGTGAAAGGCATTCATTGAAATATATTGCAGACAACTGCGATTCCCTTGGTTCCAAGTGGGATGGCGAGTACCTGACTAAGCATGCCGTCGCAGCATCTTGTTCTTTTTATCCAGCACACCACATCACTACTCTTGAAGGTGGGATGGTGTCATCTAATCTTCCTGGGCTGACGACATTGGCACGTCAGTTTGCCTGGTGGGGACGAGATTGTTATTGCGTTGGAGAGTGCAATATGCTTGCCAATGGTTCATGCGGCAAACGATTTGATACATGGCTACCTGATTACGATGTAGTTGTAGATCACAAATATGTATTCAGTCAAATTGGATACAACCTCAAGCCCTTGGACCTACAAGGTGCAGTGGGTCTTGTACAGCTAGAAAAGTTTGATGAGATTCATACGATTCGTCGGTTAAACTACAAGACAATTGTTAATTATTTCCAAGACTATCCAAATGAAGTTCAAATCATCGGAGAAAAATTACCAGCAGAAACGTCGTGGTTTGGCGTCCCGATTGTCTGTGACAACCCAAAGGTTAAACAGGCGCTTCAACAGCATCTGGAAACAAAAGGTATACAGACACGTAATTATTTTGCTGGTAATTTATTACTCCATCCAGCTTACTCTCATCTTGGCAATGCCAAAGATTATCCCAATGCTTATGAAGTCCTCAAGCGAGTCTTCTTCTTGGGTACATCTCCAGCTCTTACATATAATGACCTTTGTTATGTAGGGGAAACCATCCATTCATTTATGGTAAATACACCTATTTCATGTGATGGTTACTCTTGCCGGTTTAACGTATAGTTAATATATGCGCTGATAATCCACATGCTGTTAATTGGTCCTATAGTTAGAACACCCAAAGAGTCTGAAATGTCTTTATCCACTCAAGTCAAAGAGTCGATTGAACAAGCCGCTAATTGTATGCGCGATGCATTAGCTTTTGCTGCACGCACAGAGCATCCCATTACGATCACCACGATTTCAGATATCCTCTGTCGCCTGGAATCCCTGGAGCAAGTCGATGAATTGATGAATCAATTTGGACGTAAAGATGAAGGAACGACGCGGCCTAACCGATGAAGAACGCCTAGAGAAATATTTTGAAGAGTTAAGGCGTTGGATGCCACCCCCACCCGCAGATTGGGCAGTGAATGCTAAACCATGTAGGTGGGCTAAAATATTAGAAGAAAAGAAAGATAATCCTGATGCCACAGGATGATAGTAAGTATTCCAAACCAGAGTTACGCGAGCGCATCAAAGATCGTGTAATGGCTGGAGATAAAGGTGGCAAGCCTGGGCAGTGGTCCGCGCGTAAGGCTCAGCTTGTTGCGCAACAGTACGAAAAAGCAGGTGGCGGGTATAGAGGTGGTAAAGGTGAGAAACAAAAGTCTTTAGAGAAGTGGGGTAAAGAAAAATGGATGACAAAAGATGAATATGAAAAAAGAAGTAAAGCAAAGTCTGCAGCTAAAAAATATAAAGAGAGTAAATGATGCAAATTGCTGGACGGTATATGAGTAAATCTGGACCAGGCAATGATCCAAGAGATTTTTTATTAGAAGAAAATTTTTGGGCTAGTCAAGTTTTGCCCCAGGGTGTTTCCATAGACCAAGCTATTGAAAATGGTTTATGGCAAAAAATTATCAAATTTAAAAGATAAACATGACAGACAAAGCAATTCAAAAAGGATATACTAAGCGTTACCTACCAGAAAGCGCCTGGGCGTCGTTGTCGTCAAAAGAACGTGCGGAGACTGACCAAAAGAAAAGAGCTGGTAGCAGAGAAGGTAAACAGTTTGTTCCTAATACTGAACGTGCCAAGAAAGCTGGACGTGCAGCTCGTCGTTATAAACAAAGTAAGTAACTTTATAATCGATTAAGATACTTTAACTATCATGCCACAACCCAAAAAACCTGCCGCTGGTAAAGCAGTTCCTCCTAAGGGAAAACCCGTACCCCCTAAAGCAAAAGGTGGTCCTTCCAATAAACAAGCCGAAGCGCGTGAGCGGTTTAAGGAAATGATTGCTAAGAAAAAAGAAGCTGCCGCAAAGAAGAAAAAATAATGATATCCTGACATACGGAGCAATACCGCTCTGGAGCTAATAGTCGAACGCTCCTTCACCTTACGAAGTAGTGCTCAGCAACAGCTTGAGTGGGAAGGAAGTATGATCCCGGTATACACCGGGATTTTTTGTGACTACTCTTGTTGCTAACGTTCCTCCAGTCAAGGTTTGGGTACGACGTGAGTACCTGCGTGATTTGCGTGATGGTCATGGTGAGTACACACCTGGTTATTGGGTTACGTGCAAGTCATTGAGCGGTCGTGCTCTTTATTTTGAAACGTACTTGACAGAGTACGGCGCACTGTATGACAAGCTTCCCATCAGTGCGTTCCTTGCATGGAATCCCAACTATCCGGAAAAACCAGAAAGTCCAACACCAGATTTAGAGCTGACAGATCTGCAGTTCTGGAACGGGTTTGACACAGGGCTTACGGTCATTGAAAAGAATTTGATCTATAACATGGAGTTTCAGGTTATGACACGCAGTGCCGGTGTAATGACGGGCACATACTTATTTACGATTGACAACTACCATCCACATAGAAACGAACCTGATTTTTACTTTGCGGAGTTTCCTGATGAGCACAAATCCCATAACATTGTGGCTTTGGACAACGGTCAAATTGGCGCTTATCCCAACAATCGGTGTCGCATGGTTGATCCATCACTAAGTAACCATGACCTTAAAACCCCAGACTTTAAAGTATCAACAAGATATTTTGATGTTGAACACGCCCCCAAGTGGGGTCGTCTTGGGGAATGTGATGATTATTTTTGGAAGACACCTAACGAAAAAGGTGTAGAATAATTTGGTTCCCCCTCTCTTTTTGATGGGGCAGCAAGGGTGCAACAAGGAACGTTGCATTAAATAAAGGATCCCCTCAGCCGCATCGTAAATTATCGTAGGCGGACATCCTTGCCCTTTATCGGGGATTAGCGCAGTTTGGTAGCGCAATTGCTTTGGGAGCAATGGGCCGCAGGTTCAAATCCTGCATCTCCGATTATTCAAATTGATAATAAACGCCGTATATTAGTTATACGAATAAACGTTATGTATGGGTTGGGCTGATGCAAAGAAGCGCATCGACAAAAACCGACAAAAGCTTTTGGAGTACAAGAAGACTTTGCAGTGCGAGAAGTGTGGGCTGGATGATCATCGTGTCCTTGAGTTTCACCACGTAGGTGACAAAGATAACAACATATCATCCATGGTCAACCATGGTTACGCCTGGAGCAGGGTAGAAGCAGAGATTGAGAAGTGCATTCCGCTCTGTTGCAACTGCCACAGGCTTGAACATTGGTCCAGTTAAATCCCTTTAAATTGATGCTGAACGCCAGGAATTATTAAAGGCGCATCAGTTTGTTGCGTGTACCTTTTAAGCCACTCTTGTGGATCT